CTTGTTAGAGGTGTAAGAGATAATAAAGAGTTTAAAGAGAAAATAAACTTTTGTCCTACTCTATATTCTGTATCTCAACAACAAGAGTCATTTAAAAATTTACAAGGTCAGTATTTAAAACCTATCACTTTCAATTCTATTGATGGTGCTCGTAGGTTTAAAAGAGATGTTGCGACAAGAAACTCTCCTATATATGGATTAGAGAGATATCATTATCAATGGATTAGTGAGAACTATAAAAATCAAATTAAATGGTCTAAAGATTTAATTAAAATATTCACACTTGATATAGAGTGTGGTTGTGAAAATGGTTTTCCAGATGTAGATAATCCTATAGAAGAGTTATTATGTATCACGGTTAAAAATCAATCTAATAAACAGATAATATCTTGGGGTGTTGGTGATTTTACTACAGACAGAAAAGATATAACTTATATTAAATGTAAAACAGAAAGTCATTTAATAATGGAGTTTATGAAATTCTGGTTGAAGAATTATCCAGATGTTATCACAGGTTGGAATACTAAATTCTTTGACTTACCATATTTAATGAATAGAATTAAAATGGTTGCAGGTGAAAAGGTTGCAAGTAAAATGTCTCCTTGGAATTTAGTACATAGAGAAGAGATAATAGTAAGAGGAAGACCAAATACATATTATTCATTATTAGGTATTGCTATGCTAGATTATCTTGATTTATATAAATGGTATATACCTACTAGACAAGAGAGTTATAGACTAGGTTATATAGGTGAAGTAGAACTAGGACAAACTAAAACAGATAATCCTTATTCAACATTTAAAGATTTCTATACAAAAGATTTTCAAAAATTTGTAGAATATAATATCCAAGACGTAGAATTAGTTGACGCATTAGAAGACAAGTTAGGTTTAATTGATTTGTCTTTGACATTTGCATATGAAACTAAAGTAAACTATAGTGATATATTCTCACAGGTAAGAGTTTGGGATACTTTAATCGCAAACTATTTAATGTCAAAAAAGATTTGTGTACCACCTAGAGTTGAGCACATAAAGGACACCAAATATGAAGGTGCTTATGTTAAAGAACCAAGGATTGGAATGCAAAAATGGGTGGTGTCTTTTGATATCAATTCACTTTATCCACATATTATTGTACAATATAATATTTCTCCAGAAAAAATACTAGGTCTTAATAGCTCTGGTATTTCTGTGAATAAAATGCTTGAGAAAAAGACACCACTTGACCATCTAAAAACAGAAGGCGCTACTATTACTCCAAATGGTGCAATGTTTAAAACAGATAGTCAAGGTTTCTTACCTGAAATGATACAGAAGATTTACAATGAACGTGTTGTATTTAAGAAAAGAATGTTAAAAGCAAAAGCAGAATATCAAAAAACAAAAGAGCCTTCACTTATAAAAGAAATTGCTAGATGTCATAATATACAATGGGCAAGAAAAATTGCTTTGAATAGTTGTTATGGTGCAATAGGTAATCAATACTTTAGATATTATGATGTAAGACAAGCAAGTGCTGTAACCACAGCAGGACAATTTATTATTAGATTTATAGAGGAGAAAGTAAACGAATATTTAAATCAAGTATTACAAACCAAAGGTGAGATAGATTATATTATAGCGTCTGATACAGATTCAATTTATGTTTCATTAGATAAACTTGTAGAAAAAACTTGTAAAGATAAAACAGATGACCAGATTGCTGACTTTATAGGTAGAGTATGTGATAGTAGATTAGAACCATATATTGAAAAACAATTTGCTGAACTTGCTGATTATACTAACGCATTTAAAAACGCAATGGTAATGAAGAGAGAAGTTATTGCTAATAAAGGTATATGGGTTGCGAAAAAAAGATATATGTTAAATGTTATTGATGAAGAAGGTATTAGATTAGCAGAACCTAAACTAAAACTTATGGGTATTGAAGCAGTTAAATCATCTACACCACAAGTTTGTCGTGGTAAGATTAAAGAAGCAATTAAAATTATAATGAGTAAACAAGAAAGTGATTTACATAAGTTTATTGCTGATTTCAAAAAAGAATTTATGAGTTTAGATCCAGAGGCAATATCTTTTCCAAGGTCTTGTAATAATATGAGAAAGTATGGAAGCTCTAAAGATGTGTTTATAAAAGGATCGCCAATTCACGTTAAAGGTGCGTTGATTTATAATCATCAAATAAAAGAATTTAAATTACAACATAAGTATCCTTATATTCAAGAAGGAGATAAGATTAAGTTTATTAAATTGTTAGAGGCAAATCCATTTAAGTTTGATGTCATTAGTTATATCACAAAGTTGCCTGAGGAATTTAACTTAAAAAATTATGTTGATTATGAATTACAATTTGAAAAAACATTCCTTGATCCTATGAGATTTATATTAAACTCAATAGGTTGGGAACACGAAAAGAAAGCAAGTCTGGAGGCGTTCTTTGGTTAAACTACCTAATAAAAAATACAATATAATATATGCTGATCCTCCTTGGCATTTTCAGAATTGGAATAATGATAAGGCACAGACAAATCCTATTCATCATTATCCAACTATGACTATGAAAGAAATAGAAGATATGCCAGTTGCTGATATAGCAGATAAGGACTGTATACTTTTTATGTGGTGTACTGATCCTTTATTACATAAACAAATACCTATAGTAGAGAAGTGGGGATTTAAATATAAGACCGTAGCTTTTTATTGGGCGAAGACTAATAAGAATAAAGTTAATAATTATTTTTTTAAAGGACCAGGTTTATGGACTAGAGCAAATCCAGAGATATGTATTTTAGCAACTAAAGGTAAACCAAAAAGAGTATCAGGTAATGTGGATAGATTAGTTGTTAGTGAACGTAGAGAGCATAGTAGAAAACCAGATATAATAAGGAAACACATTGTAGATTTAGTTGGCGACTTGCCAAGAATAGAACTGTTTGCTCGGCAGTCATTTACGGGGTGGGACCATTGGGGAAATGAATTATGATGGAGATGATTGGAGTAGGATTAATATTTTGTTTGTTTATGGTATTAGTATACATAATACCTATATGGTTATTAAGAAAGTGGAATGATGAAGACCCTAGACCTTAAACAATACGCTAACGAAAATAGATTACCTATAATGGATACAATCCAGTTTGATAGGTGGACAGAAGAGTTAGGTAAAGAAAAATTTAGAGAACTATTAGCAGAATATATTGCTGAACATAGACCTGTATTTCCTTTGAAACAAATATCTTATGATGATATGCGTAATAATATGCTTGAGTTATCAAGATTTGATACATCAAAGATATGTACACCTAAAGAACAAATAGAAAAAGAAGTATTTGAAAAGTATGACGATTACAAATATAATTTTAAAGAATATGGTTTAGGTATTATAGATGGACCTAGTACGTTTAATACATCTTCTAATTACTTTATGCAAGAGTTAAGATTAAATTGTTCTAGTTATGGTTTCAAAGCGCCTATAGATGTATGGACAAATGGAACAGCGAAAGATATATGGAGATGTTTAGGTCCTATATGGCGAGGTATTAATAGTGAAAGACATTTAAAAGAGGCAACGTATATGAGTGCCTTTAGATTAGGTACATATATTGCAACACAATTTAAACCAGTTGTTGCTAAAACAATATATGATATGACTAACGCAAAAACAGTATTAGATACCAGTTGTGGTTGGGGAGATAGACTTGCTGGTTTCTTTGCTAGTAATGCAAAAGAATATCACGGTTGTGATCCTAATCCAAATACATATTTAAAATATCAGAAACAATGTGAAGAATATAATAAATTGTTTCCTGGTAAGAAAGTAGTAATACATAGATGTGGTGCAGAAAATTTAGACTATGATAAGTTGCCACCTATTGATGTAGCATTTACAAGCCCACCATATTTTTCTACTGAACAATATAACAAAGGTGGTATACACGAAAAGGATCAATCGTGGCATAAGTTTAACGAATATGAAAAATGGCGTGATGAGTTTTATCTTCCAGTTGCAAGAGAATCATTAAAAGTATCCAAGTTTATGTTTGTTAATATAATGGATCCAAAAATTAAGAATCAAAGATACCGTTCAAGTGATGAATTGGTTGACGCTTTTAAAGATAAGTTTATGGGACAAATTGGTATGAGAATTATGCAAAGACCACAAGGTAATGCTAAATTTAAAACTAAAGAAGAGTTGAATCAGTTTATGGCGATGAAATATATAGAGAATATATGGTGCTTTGGACCTAAAGAGGACTTATTTAAGAACTCTAGGGTTGCGACATTAGACGCATTCTTATAAATAGATGAGAATAACAATATATAAAAGATACAATGATTATATATCACTTGACTTTAAACCAAACAGGCTTGACGAAGTTAGGGAACTATGTTATAGTGAAGGTATTAAATGGTATACAATCAGTTATAGTGAAGGAGAACAATTAGAATATGACAGACTTTCTAAAAGAAATAATTAAACAAACTGGAAATGAATACGCTGCTTTAGCAAGTGATGGTATAGCTGCAGGTGATGTAACCAATTTCATTGACACAGGTTCTTATTCTTTTAATGCTCTATTATCAGGATCAATATATGGTGGTCTACCAGGAAACAGAATTACAGCAATCGCAGGAGAAGCTGCTACAGGTAAAACATTTTTTGCTTTAGGAATTTTAAAAAATTATTTAGACGCTGATAAAGACGCAGGTGTAGTATTATTTGAATCAGAAAACGCTGTTTCAAAAACTATGATAGAAGATAGAGGTGTTGATAGTAAAAGAGTTGTAGTAGTGCCAGTATCAACAGTACAAGAATTTAGAACACAATCAATTAGAATATTAGACAAATATTTAGAACAAAAAGAAGAAGATAGAAAACCTTTAATGTTCGTGTTAGATAGTTTAGGAATGCTATCTAC